GTCTAGAATTCTACCGGAATTTCTAAATCCTCGATCGTTTTCTCTAGCTCTATGATATTGTGAAACGTATGCTCCTTTTGATTTAACTTTTCCATTCTCTGCAAGAATGATATAATTATTAACATCTTTTTGCCAGATTCCTTGAAAAGTATCTATTTCAAAATTAATTCTAATTCTATCTTCTACTTTTTTAATTTCTTCCCTTATTTTTTCTTTATCATAAGGAATAATTAGAATTCCATCGGTATTAGATTGAACTAGTTTTGAATACGGTTCTATTTTTTCGATTAGATCAGTTAAGAATAGTTGTCCTGTTATACAAACTTCGTTTGCCATTTTAGCATCATATAAACCACTCCAAGGAGCTTTCATCGCTCCATAACAGGAATTGATTAATAATTTAAGAGCATCTGATACACCTTTATTTCCTTCGTGTTTTGCTTTAACTCTCATATCTACTATTTCTTTAAACTTACCAGATTCACTTAAGTTTCGTGACATATAATTATGTTCGATCATTAATGAAGGATAGAAAGAAGTAGCATCTATTTGCCATAATTCTCCAACGTATGTGAAATTAGGTAGTGCTCCGTGTAATCCTCCCCAAGCAAAAATGTGTTCTACTCCTGCTACATCAACTTTTAAAGATTGTTTATAATCTAAATCGTGTCCAACATATAATTCTAAGATCTTTTTATATTCGGGTTTATTTAAGATTAATTCGGGCGGTAAATCATATTTTAATTCATCGTCTCTAGAAACTCTTTTTGCATTTAATACCATTGAAACTAGATCAGCACTTGTTCTATTAAGAATGTTTTTTGGTAGATTGAATAATCTAGCTATTTCTAATTTAGATCTTAAATACGGAGTTCTAATTTTAACTAAGAATTGTTCTGTAGCATCAACGTCGTGTTTACAATATTTAATAGTTTCTTCTATTTCTTCTGGAGTTAGTGATCGATCGATTTCAAAATCTACTTCTGACTCTTCGATCGACATTTCCAAATATGCTTCAACTTCTTTAAGAGATAATCCCTTAATGTCTTGCATTAAATCAAAACTATTAATATTAATGTTTTCGATCTTTAATGCTTTCATAATTCTATATTGTGATTCATTAGCTAAAATTAATTTACTTATTACATAAGGATCTACTTTAGAAAGAATTCCTTTGAGTATCAAATCATCATAATGTTTATTATTATACCCAACGAATAAATTATTTTTATTCTTATTATAAAATTCTTCTAATTCGTTTCTATTGTTTTGTATAACCGTATATTTTTGATCAGACAAAGTCTTAAATACTACCAACCAATCATATCGAAATACTTCAAAGTCATATACTATCATTATAGTACTTCAACACTAGTATTAGTGAATCCAGAATCACTTGTTTTAATAGTTAATTTAACTTCTTTTCCTATTGTATTTTTAAGTTGTTCGAATGAATCTTGAATTGAACTAACTACTAATCCATATTTCTTTAATTCTGTTCCGTATCTATTAAGATTTGCTCTTAATCCTGCTTCGTCTTTTCCTGATAATAAACAGAATTTATTATGAGTTCTATCTTTATATTCTCCTTCTGTGATTTTAAATGAGAATTGAACCATTGGTTTTTCTGCCTTACTCATTTTATATTCAGCTCCAACTACAATTGCTAAATATTCACCATCAGGTAAGTTTTCATATTCTGGTTCTGCATCCTTTACTTCCATAAAAATATTATTTAATTCTTCTATCATTTTATTTTCCTTCTTTCTTTATAATATTATTTTTGAAATTCTCCCATGAATTTTCAATTTTAGTTTCTTTTAATTTAACTCTAGTTCCAGATAATTCATTAGAACTATCACCAATAGTAATATAATATTTCTTTATTACATTTCCATTAATAGTAGTTTCTTTAACTGAAGCTCTGCATACTATAGTCATTAGTCCAGTCATTTTATCGTGTAATTTTGAATTTAATGCTGGTCTATAATGAGTGGTTTCAGTTCCAATCGGAGACTTAACCGTATACTCTTCTTCGTGTGAAATAAATATAACATTATCAGCAAGTCTTGCTAACTTCGATAAGGTATACCATTCAGCATCACTTACTAATTGCCATCCTTTACCCCAACTAGAATCACTCTCGTGTTCTATTTTATTTTTCTCTAAAGTATATTCTCTTAATATATCATAAATATGTTCTGTGACATCTATGATAATAGTATCTTTACCTTTGTAATTTCCTGATTGAAAGTCTTTTATGAAATTACTAATATCTTCTACTGATTTAACAGGAACTATATCTTCCTTTTTAAATAGATCAGTAGCATTACCGTCTGTAGATAAAATTACACTGTTAGGAATATTACTAGCAAATGTAGTTTTACCCGAGAACGGTTTACCATATAACCAGATTCTCATTTATCTATCCTCCTTTAATATACTCATGATTTCACCCATTATTGCGAATTTCATCATTGTCACCATAATATCGAAGTGAGAATCATCGTCGATCTTTTGTTCTGATTTTCCAGATTTAATCATTTCTTCGAAATTAATAAATGCTTTATCAACGATCTTAATTATTTCTGAACTATCATATTTCTTTTCCATAAATTCACCTCCTAAATATATTTTATGGTTGCTGAAACTTGTGATTCTTTAAGATATTTATTATATGTATCGATGTCTTCGTCTTGTAATCTTTTAGAATCAAATGTTTTACGAGTAGAAGCTTTAACATAACTAACTTTAAAAGTATCAAAATCTAATTGTTTTCGATCTTCTTCAGGAAGACTTTCATAATACTTAATTAATTCTTTTTTAATTATTGCTTGAGCTTCTTCGATCTGAGTTTTTAAATTAATAAACTTTTTATAATTCTTTTTGAATTCAGAACTAATAATTGGTTTATTATTCTCGAAAGTAATTAATTGATTCTCCATTTCTTGCACCTCCTTATCTTATAAATACAACTGATATTATCTGTATTTATGATTTAATTATATCATATAAATTAGAAAATGTAAACACTAATTGTCGATTTTTTCAATAATTTTTTTAACATCTTCTAAATTATAAGCTAGAATATGAATTCCTCCTGCTGCAAGAATCTGATCCCTGTGTTCTTCTTGAAGTTTGCTCATTTTATTTTTTCCAACTTTGCATTCGATTCCAATAAATAATCCTTTGTAGCAAGATATAATATCTGGAATACCTGATTTCATATATGCAGATCCGTGAACTTTAAATTCATAAGCACCTTTTGAAACTAAATATTCCTGAACTTTTCTTTGTAGATTAGTTTCTTCTTTTTTACCATTCTTTTTTAATCTTTTAACAAATTCTTGTGGATCTAAATTATTCTCCATTATATTTTCCTTTTAATTTATAAAGTAATATAATAGAATCACTAATCTTTTTATTTAATTCGAATTTTGCAAATCTATAACCTGTTTTAGTTAATGATAATGTTCGGATCTCATCGATCTTTAATGTTGAATATTCTCTTCTAAACATTCTTTCATATAAATTCAATTGACACATTGTTTTAAATCTATTAAGATTTGAACTGGTTTTCCAATCACACATACATAAGATCTTTTTACCAGATTCTTTATCTTTATAATAAAATATAGTATCTATAATTCCCTTATAACCGTCTTCTTCATTTATCATCATTTGTTCTGCTGAAATAAATTCTGGTTGATATTCTTTATACCAATCTAAGAAATAATCTATATAAACTTGATATGCTAATTCGATCGATTTTTGTTCTCCGGTTAAAATAAAATGTTCGATCCAATCGTGAACTGCGTGTCCTCGATCTCCTGCTGCTTTTAAAACATTTTCAGGAATATCTTTAAATTCGTCTTTTCCTAAAACATCACCTAAAATAGTAGTGACTCCTTTTAATTCATTAGCAAAGAATTCATCTTTTGTTAGATTTTGTGGTAGCATCATTTTTCTTTTCACCATACTTTCTTTTTAATAATTCATAATTAAACATCGCGTAGTAATAATCACAAGGTTTTAAACCAGCTTCGTCCATTGCATTATTTGCTTCAGTAATCATATTATATTTACCCGAAGATCTTATTTTTTCATATCTTTCAAATATTTGTTTATCACTTATC